CACACGCTAGGCGTTCAACCGAAGCACACGGCAATGGATTCAGGATTTGAGACTCAAGACACATACCGAATCTGTGCACGTTATAAGTGGACTGCATTAAAGGGTGAAGAGCGTCCTGCCTACTGGATCGAAACGCCACGCGGGAGGATGAAATCGGTACACTCAGCCGAGCAACCCACTGACGCAGGCTGTATGCTTCTGCTTCTCAGTTCGCCAGCCTGTCAGGACTTGCTGGCATGGTTGCGACGAGGGCAGGGGCCACGCTGGGAAATTGCACATGACGTAAGCCCAGATTACCGCGAGCACATGAGCAGTCACAAAAAAGTGCACAGGATTAACCGCAAGACGGGGCGCGATCACTACGAATGGATACGAATCAAAAGCAGGCAGGATCACTTATACGATTGCGAAACTTATCTGGCTGGCTTTGCCGTGTACGGAAAAGTCATTAGGCCGACCGCTTCACTAGACGAGGAATCGTTGACACCCGTGGCGACGTGATGGCTATCTCCCGCAGACTTACGCGGGCAGTTGCTGTAAACTACCTGGCTCAAGCCTCTGGTGTTACCGCAAGCGCCCTAGTTCAACTCGCTACTGACCGCAACGCGGCAATGACGGGCGCAGCATCAGGCCGTGCACTGGTTGGATCTTCAGCGGGCGGGCAGTCGGCCAGCTTCCAGATCGATCTTAAACCCACAGAACGGGTTGAGTTATTTCAGGCCGCAATCGATTACCTAAATGGCGTACAGGTCACACGCACCAGCGCCTCATTTTCTTACATTTTGGATAGCTGATTATGGCACAGAAACTTTCACTCGTGGCCAGGATGGGCGCAGGCATCAAAGCTTTTGGCGCTGGATTCGGTGCAGGCATCAGCACGTTCCAGCCTTACGAAGGCGCAGGCTTTTCTCGGAAGCGTCCTGTCATCTATGGCGCTCATGCCCGCGATTCACGGCTAGACCTAAACGAAGCGACACGGGTTGAGTTGCTTAAGCTCGCCCGGCACATGTACCGCAACGTCGGGTTGATTAAAGGGGCGGTAGATTCGATCGCGACCTACTCAATCGGCCCAGGGTTACGTCCACAATATCGCGGAGCAAACCAAGATTTCGGCAGACTGTGCGAGGAATACTGGCGCGACGTGGTAGTACCATCGCCAGAAGTTACCGGCCGGATGACCTGGACAGACATGCTGTTGGCGCTCTCTCGATCAATCGACGTGGACGGAGACGTGTTCGTCATCATGACGGAAAAGGGGAAGCTACAAATTGTGGAAGGCCACCGCGTTTGCGAAGGCGACGACTACGGAACTTCTGACGGCGTGTTCCTTGGCAAGCTCGGCGAGCCTACTGGATACTTAGTCCAGACAGGCGAGCTGTATCGAAAGCTTGGAGCAGATACCGTCATTCATTTAATGGAGCTGGAACGGCCAGATCAGATTCGTGGAGGATCTTCACTTGCTCGCGCACTAAACCACGTTCGTGATTTAAAAATGCTCGGCGAGTTTGAAAAGGACGCTTTGAAATTGCAGGGCAGTATTGCCGCAGTCATCACCACCGACCAAGGCGACGAGCTGGCCGGGCAGGGTGGATTTTTTGGGACAGTGCAGGCGCAGGACAGCGGTGAAAGCACCATCGCCCGCGAGGAGATCACCAGCTCGGCCACCATCCCACGCCTTTCACCTGGCGAAAAGATTGAGATGATTGGGCCAAACCGACCGCACGCTGGATTTGAGCCTTTCGCCAAGTTCCTAATTCGTGACGTAGCCATGGGCCTCGGCTTGCCCGTTGAATTCGTTTACGATCCAGCAAGCGTTGGCGGGGCAGGGATGCGGTTTATTGTAGCCAAAGCGCAGCGCAGATTTGAGCAACGGCAACGCTTACTCATCGATAGATTCTGCAATCGTGCATGGCGCTATTTTATTGGAGGAGCGATTGCCAACGGCGACCTGCCGGCCGTTGAGGATTACGCAAAAGTTACGTGGCAGACTCCGAAATCGCTGACTGTGGACGCCGGGCGTGAGGCACAGCAGGCTCGCGAGGATTACAAGGCGGGTCTATCCAGCTTGCAGGATTACTTTGGCGAACTCGGTCAAGATTGGGAAGAGCAGGTCAGACAGATTGCAAAAGAGCGTGAATTTGTAGCATCGATTGGAACAGTCGCACCGCAGACCGACGTGGCGGCCCCGGTGGAAGTAGTCAAAGAAGCACCCGCAATCGACGAACCCACCCCCGTCAATCCTGAGAAAGATCCGAACGCTGGGCCAGATGCGGAACTAAGCGCAAGGGTTGAGCTAGATTTGCCAACACAAAACGCAGGCGAGACTGATGATAAGTTTATGGAAAGGTGCATGGGTAATCCAACAATGGTATCCGAGTTTCCAGAAAACGATCAAAGGGCAGCCGTTTGTGCTAGGCAGATGAAACTTTCCGCCAAGCCACAGACAGAATCTTTCACCATGCTGGACGATCCCGATTTTAATCTATCGGCAAAAGAGTTGGATATGGTTGCCAAGGCCGTCGGATTAAAAGATAAAAAACCAAGAACTACCAAAAGAAAATAGTTGTACGCACGCCGTCTGCCCATACGATTAGGGCGTGGACGATATTACACCCGATACGGCTGCAGTTTACTTTGATGACGGATCGATCAGCGTAATTGGCCGAACGATCAACGTTGGCCACCCCTACAACCAAACCTATAATCTAGCGTCCATCGTCGGCACTGCTCATGGCCGTGAAAGCATGTCGCTTGGTAGCGTTATGTGGTGTTTTCTTAGTGCATTTGGAATCTTATTTGGAATTGTGCTGTGCAAAAATAGTCCCGTTATGGGCGTGACGATTGCCTGCATGTCTATTGCTATCCTGTGGAAAATCATTCAAGGATCTTGCCGCCCTTATGTTGAGTTAAAGTTTGGCGGACTAAACAATCAAATGCTGTTTATGAAGAATGCCGAACAAGCCGCACATTTGGCTTATGCCATTAACAAGGCAATCCAAGACATGCACACACCACCCGAGCCTGGGCAGCCTGTCTACAACCCCATTTTTCCAGAACCTACAAACCCTGCTTCTCAAAGACCAATTTTTAGCCGGAACTAATTTGACACCTGTTGGCCAGCATGGCCAACAAACTCAAAAACGTATCAATTCTCACCATTGGGGAAGCCCGTGGACATAACCTTTTAATCGACGAAAAGTCGTTAGAGCAGGCGCTGGCCGTAGCGCAATCCATGAAACGGATTAAAGTCACCATGGGCCACGGTGCACCCGTTACTGGAATACTTGGATATATTGACGGATTCAGGATTGAAGGAGAGCGGTTAATGGGCGATCTGACTCTGTTTAATACTAACGAGGCACAGTTCGTTCAACACCTAGCGCAAGTTCTTCCAGAAGGTTTTGGAATGTCCCTCACCTTTAGCGGGGTACCGGAGGAAGTGGCTGGCAAACGGTTTGCGCGTATTGATGAAGTGTACGATTGCTCAATCGTTTCTGAACCTGCGGCCAATCCTGCAGGGATGTTTTCTGCTTTCTCAGCAGTTGACATGAAAAAACTTCAAATGAACGAAGCACCTGTCGAAGTCAAAAAAGAGCTGAGCGAGCCTGCCATTGTGGCGGCTACCGCACCCGAAGCTCCTGCCGTTGAAGCTCCCGCAGTTGTCGAAGCACCGAAAGCCGAACTGGCTGAAGTGCCTGCCGACAAGCCTGCAGAAAAAATGGCAGAACCTACTTTGATCGACATTGCTGCAATGCTTACCGAAGTCCTCGCGCTGATGAAAGCCGATGCCGCTTCTGACGTAGTCGAAGCGCCTGAGATGCCCGCTGAAGATATGGCGAAAAAAGAGATGAGCGAAAAGACTGAAGAAAAGGCCGACGAGAAGGCCGTGACCACTTTGGAAAAAGCCAAGGCCGACGCTGCTGGCGCAGTGGCGGTTCCCGCTGAATCGAGCCAACCGCTCGGCCGGGCAGAAATCCTCAATCAATTCAACGCGGAAAAGAATCCGGCCCGTCGGTCGGAACTTCTTCGCAAACTCGGACTGTAATCCAGTCCACTAGGAGAACACTACAATGGCCAACTCAATCGGAACAACGAATGCCAATGTAATCGCTCAGAGGGCTCTCGAGATCCTCGTGGCG